TCTCAAAAAGTGTTTCAAGGTCTTCTCCTTGATTAATAGATTCTAAATTTGTTTTTCTATCATCCCAATCAGTTGGGTCAACCTGAATATAAAAATCAAAAAAAGTGGTGTCATCAGTTTTTGTTTCTTCAACTGAATAATTTTCAACCCATTTTGGTTTGTATACCTTGAATAAGTAACTTACTTGTGGAAGTAAATCAAACTCTTCATCGGCTTTTTTTGTTTTTACAAAATCAATATAGATAGCTTCATATTGATAATCTAAAGAACCTAAAATACCTTCTAAAATTCTTTCCAAAAACTTTTTTAACCTACCCATTCTGTTATCTTTTTCTTTAACAGAAACGGTCATCATAACATTACCAAATCTAATAATGTTCTTGGTAAAATAACTTGATTTTGGTAACGCAAAAATTTCGTCTATTGAAAATTCAGGTAATGTGAATCCGTTCTTATCTTCAAAAGATTTTAAAGATTTTGGTAAAACTTTTTCAATGTGGTTTTTAAGATATTCTGCGTACGTCATTTTGATATATTATAAATACTTATCAATAGACAAATATAACATGAGTTAGACAAAAGAACAAGCCCAATCTGTAGTATTTACATATACGTCAATTGGAACTATTGATATTAAATAACAATCTATAATGGCACATCCTATTGTTCACTCAAAAAGTTCAGCTAAAAAATTTGGTGGGACTTGGGAAGAATATATTCATATTCATAATTGGTTTGATGAAACTAAATCTTGGTATGGTCATTCAATGCATAGAATGTTTAGACATCACTCTGAGGGTATCTTTGAAATGGAGAAGATTTTTGGTCCTATGTTCACTAATAGTGACGGGAAAATAGTTTACACCAGATATGTCGGAGAACAACATGTAAAAGAAGATTGTTATAATTACATTCCAAGTGCTAAAGAATGGGTAGAAGCTTTAGAGAAAAAAGAAAAACCAATGTGGATGTTAAGAACTTTAGATATTAGTATTGACTGATATATTTATTTATATGGTAAAAATTAATCTAACACCCGAACAAATAAAAACATTACAACTATTTTCATATTATGTCCAATCTCATGGAGCAGGTGAAATATCCATTGATTTAAATATACTGGATTGTAATGTGGAATATGTTCCAGACTTTGGTTATGGTGATAACACTAGAATTGATTTATATGATTCCATTACAGAATTAATTGAGGAACTCTCATCATTACCTGATTTATATTTTGACGCAACGTGTGAAGAGTATGGTAGTTTACTTTGGAATATTGATTGTAAAGAACGAAAAGTTAAAGTCACATTATATGAGAATAGTTTATCATCTAATGAAATAACTAATTCATTACCTTTTGATAATATTTCAAGTAATTTATTAGAACATTTGGACGAATTTATAAACACATTACCAAATAATGAAATAAATGAATATACAGTTTATTTCAATGGTGGTGGAGATTCAGGTTATATTGACGATTTTTTAACTGAAACAAATACTCCAATCTCTAATCATGTTTCGGATATTTTATACAAATTGTTAAATGACACTTTAGGTGGATGGGAAATTAATGAAGGTTCTCAAGGTAAGTTTATATTACATTTAGATGAAAAAGTAATTGACTTATACGTTGAAGAAAATATCTCAGAACTTGTGTCTTTAGGAACTGTGCTTTATTTTGAATTTTAAAAAACCAGTTACTTCTTTATATTAATAGTAACAGAGTAATTATCTTTAATTATTAATCCAGGTAAAATTTCATTTAATGATTTTCTAAGTTCATCAGAACGTTCTTTTTCAATACTTTTCAATTTTAAATATATAATCGGTTGGTTTGGTTCTCTACTAAATTCAGCGTTAACATTTGAGTATTCACTTTGTTTTAGTTTTTCGTTGATATCATTTTCTATCTTATCTAAATAATCATAGTTCACAAATTCGTAATCCAAACTAAAATCAATATTAAAATAATTTTTAATATCAATTAATAATTCATCATATTTTGACAAAAAGTTCCACACAAATCTTGACATACTACTAGACTGATAGTAATTACGAAAAATTTTATTATGGTAATTTTCATCATAATTATTACTATTTTTATCTATCTTTGAAACGTCAAGAACAATAACAAGTAATGGAGTTTTTGATTCTTCATAAACTTTAAACTTCAAATCATATTCATTTAAAGTTAATGATATGAAAGAATATAATGATTTTTTAAAATTAGATTTAAATTCCATAAATTACTGAATATTAATAATACTATTCTTAGAGTTTAAGAAATCAGGTGCCGTACTAACTATTGTGTTTTTCAAACCTCTAATAATTTTCTCCTTGGCCACCTCATCTAATTCATTAAACTTATAACTTTTCTTATCACCTAAATCTTTTACAGAAATAATATTAACATTAATTTCAATGTTTCTTTCATTCTGTTTAATGTCATTTACTGAGAACTTAACATTATAAGATTTATCATTTTCCCAATCATTTATTTTTTTTAATGTAAGTTTTTTAATATCTCCTAATTTTGGGTGTTCCAAAAAATCATTAATTCTTTCTGACTCAACATCCGAAATTACCTTTCCGTCAATCAATTTTCTTATATCTTTTTGAGAAACAATCACCGTTTCTGTATTTAAATCTGAATTATAATGATTAGGTCTAACATTACGCATTTGCTTTGAAGTACTTGATGAATAACTCTCATTCACTTCATACCATACGTTATCAATGAATGCAAAGATAGGATACCAACCATAAGATTTTACAATATAAATCCATCTGTTCATATCATTTGTTTCCCAATATCCTTCAACATTACTACCTTTAAATGGTATTTTAGCTGCAACATATATATACCCGTTAATATTAGATATTTTTCTTTGTTTAAAATTTTTAAAATTTACTATATTATCGCTAGTTATATTTTCATAATCACCTTCAGGTCTATAGTTTGCAGTATATAATTCATAATAATACAAAGCATCACTTTCAGGTCTACTAAAAATTGGCATCATTGTTTTAATAAAATCAATCATTTTAGCTTTAGTACTTAAATTTTTCTTATTGGAATTTAAGTGTTTAAACATGTTGATTTCCATTTTATTTAATGCCGATTTACCAAGTTCTTCCCGTAATATTTTCTTAATTAAATTATCCATATCATATAAATATATTTTAAACAAAAAAACCCTCATTATGAGGGTTTTATATTTAAAAATTTAAATTAGAAATATGTTTGTTCAAAATACAATATTTCAAATTTATTAGTTTTATCAATTAAATCTATTGCGTTTATTAAATCGTTATACTCAACAACCGCACCTTTTTGTATCTCTCTAAATTCAGTTAGGAAATCAAAACTTGTAATATCTTCAGCGAATAACTCTTGTGAATTCTTATTATATTCCTTCATTAACGCCAGTTCCATTTCATATGCTCCGTAAACAATCTCAACTAAATTTTCAAAAGAATGTTTTGTTTCAGCTTGTGGTATTTGTGGGATGATATTGAATCCCGTCATATAATTTTGAATTTTCTCGGAATGTTTCAATTCACTTTTTGCTTCTTTTTGAAAGAATTCACTTGCTTTCTTATAATTTCTATCATCACACCAGTTAGATGCTGCTCTGTAAAAATAATGTGCAGTGTATTCGTCTTTAATTCTATCTGTAAAAATTTTAATTGTTTTTTCAGATAACTTATACAATTGAGGTTGTCATTCAGATTTTGACTGTTCGCTCAAAATGTTTCTTTTCTTTATTTCCATTAAAACTTTGTCCATGTTTTTTTATTAATAAATATCAACTAAATTCTATTTTATATTCAACAATACAACTATCAAGTGAAAATAATTTTAATTGTGTGTTTAAAGATTTTAAAACATAATGTTTAATAATTTGTTTAGTTAAATGAGTAAATTTGTCTAAACCATCAACTTTAACATAAACTTCATAATCCGCAACCCTTAAAGATTCTCTCACTTTGAAATAGTCATAAATAAAAACATCTATAAATGAACCACCATCATTATTTGATGGTAGTTTCACCTTGAGAGGATTACTCTTATGATAATTAATTAATTCCTTCATAGTTTTTATTTACCTTGTCTTTTTCAGAAATGGTTATATTATCAATGTTTTTACATATAGTCAAAACTTTCATAACAACACTCTCAAAATGTCCCCAATACACACATCCTTCTTTATCAGGACGATATTCATTATCCACCAAATATTGAACCACAGTATTATCCTCTTTTGTAATAAACCCATGTGCAAAATCTTTAGGAACAAATACTTCATCACCAGGATTCATTTCAAAAAAATAAACCTTTCTATAATCTTCAGAGTTACTTCTCATGTCAACAACAAAATCCAATATTGAACCATTAATTACCTTAACTAATTTTGATTGTGATGAGTCCCCTAATTGAAAGTGTAATCCTCTTAAGGTATACTTCTTCGGGTTTATACTAATGTTACTTTGTATCCATTGTTTATTAAGTTCTTTAATTTCACTTTGTGAATAGTCAATCGTCAATGGAGCAAATATACCTCTCTCATCAACAAAAACTTTATTTTCAATTTTAAATGGTTTTTCCATATGATTTAAGAAATTCTTTTTCAAAAACGTTTAAATTATCTAATCCAACCTCATTCACTCTGTCTAAAATGTCATCAATCGTGTATTTCTCATCTAAATAATTATAGATATTGGCAACCATAACTGGGTCAAAATTCTTTGTATTATCAAAAAATACATTAGAGACATCATTTATTTCATATTCTATTTTTAATTTATTTAATAGAACTTCTATTTCTAAACACAATTTACTATCAGTTAAAAACAAATCCCAAGCTGTCTCCTCTTCAATAGATGATGAAGAGCTAGGTATTTCAGTAGCAATTGTTGCTGACCATTTTCTTTGTTCATCACTCATTTCAGTAAAAATGATTTGGTCAAGTAAATCAGGTGATATATTGTATTGAAATTTCAATAGTTTTAATTCTGATAATACTAAAATCTCTCTAATATTTGTTTTAACCATTCTTTTAATTTTTTAGTAGGTATTTTTCCGAATTTCTTTTCGTACTTCATACTGTGTATTGAATACCGTTTATCATGTCCTAATCTGTCTTCAACAAACTTATATTTGATATTTTTATTTAGGATTTCACCAATAATCTCAATTACTCCCAAATTTGAATGCCTCTCACCTGAACCAATGTTATAAGTCTCATTAACGTCATTAGACATCATCAAATTATAAATAGCGTAAACATTGTCAATAACATGAATCCACTCTCTAATTTGACTTCCATCACCGTATACAGGTATTTCTAAGTCGTTTTTTATAGAATTAATTACAGTTGGTAGAAACTTTTCTTTGTTTTGGTTTTCACCGTAGTTGTTACAAGTTCTGGTAATCAAATAAGGTAACCCAAATGTTCTTGATGCCGCCATGACAATCATTTCAGCCGAAGCCTTTGATGCTGAGTAGTATGAACTTGGATTCAAATTCGCCGTTTCAAATGCCGATGGATTAAGAATCAATCTGTTATACAGGTCACCATAAACTTCATCAGTAGAAATCTGTATGAACTTTTTTAAATTTTTATTTTTTTTCGCAATTTCAACTAAATTATAAACACCAATAATATTTGATTCCAAAAATGGTAACCCATCTTTAATTGAATTGTCCACGTGTGTTTCAGCTGCAAAATTTACGATGTAATCACAATCTTCTAAATCCTCTAATGTTAAATCCTTAATATTTTTTTTTAAGAATTTTGGTAAGATTTTTACATTATCAATATTTGAAGCATAAGTCATATTATCAACCAATATGACATCATGGATACCCTTCTCCATAATATAATTTACGAAGTGAGAACCAATAAATCCTAAACCACCTGTTACTAAAATTTTTGACATAAAAAAACCCTTTATGGAATAATACATAAAGGGTTCCTAATTGTAAAATAATTTATTAATTTCCTATAACTAAATCCTTAAAATTCAATTTGTCCATACCTTTATCATCAACATCACCATTCTTATCTACAACTTCATCATATAAATAACTTTTAACAACTGAAATAATACTTTGTTCAGATTGAGCAATCTTTGATTCCATCCAATCTTCAAGTTGGTCACCTTCCTCCATTATCTGCCACATTTGATGAGCCAAAGTAGCAATGGTAAACAACTGTTGTTTAGCCATATAAGAACCTTGTTTATGTTCTTCTGTTAAATTCTTCATTAGAATTTCTAACTGTTCTTCAGAAACTAAAATATTTTTCATAAGTTTTTTATTATAAATATTTCAAAAAACAAAAGGGGATTACTCCCCTTTCATTTTGAGCCCAATTTGGATTGGTCCACCACCTTATTTTTCTAAATAAGGAAACAATTATCTAGTAACTAATGCTTCAATCTTACTTTTCATGTGTTCAGCCAACCCATATTCTGTACCTGAAAAAGTAACTACAATACATTCTTGTAGAATTTTAGTTGGTATAAAAACAAGGAAATCAACCCCGTTGAAGAAAGATAAGTCGTTCTTCAATTCAATACAACCGTGAACCATTTTCAAAAATATTTTGAACTGTATGCCATCCATGAAAGTTTCGTTTAATAATACTCCGAATTTTTCATGTTCAATTTTGATTGTACGAGTAATAGTAGTCATAGTTGTTTTTTTTACAAATATACACACAAAATCCTTTAAAATCAAAAAACCCCGACAATTTTTTATGATTATCAGGGTTAAATTTTTACCAACGAGTAAGAAAGGGGTGCTGGGTTTGTAGAAATAAATACATGACAATTATGAAAAAGTCACATTTTTGTTAAAATATTTTTTAATAATTTGTTAAATTGTTCATCCATAGGTTCAGGTAACTCATCTAATGCAAAATATCCACATTCACTATGTTCGTCACCATCTTGTGCTCCAACCAAATCAGGGTAAATTTTTTCATCAACTTTAATCATGAAAACATACATCAATCCTTTAACTTTAGAGCCGTCTCGGTTAGTTCTATTAATAAAACCAACAAGTTCAATATCTTTATCATCAATAGAAATATTAGTTTCTTCAAAAAATTCTCGTTTAGCCCCTAACATTGCGTTTTCTATCTTACCAACCTTACCTGCGGGTAAAGACCAAAACCCAGGTAGTTCTGAAGTACTTGCTCTCTTACAAAGTAATACTTTGTCTTCACATTTTACTACAACACCTGCATACCTTTTAATTAATTCTGTTTCCATGAATATTTATGTTTATGACAATAAGTATAAAAGACATTGAATTTAAAGTCAAACCTGTTTTTACTAAAAAAGACATTCAACATGGGATGATGAATAAAAAATTTAACAATTCATTTGATGGAATGTTATTTTTTATGAATGACGGTCCTCATTGTTTTTGGATGAAAAGTTGTGTAATTGATTTGGACATCATTTTCATTGAAAATAATACTATAACCAAAATTCATCACACGTGCAAACCTTGTAAAAAATCTCCTTGTGAAAATTATTGTGGGAACGGTGATTTGATTCTTGAATTAGAAGCAGGTTCTTGTTACAGATTAGGAATTCAAGAAGGTAATAAAGTAGTATTTTAAGAACCTGTAATCTTTTCTTTAAGTTTCTTAACTAACTCGTTCTGAATCATTTTTGTGAATTTAACATATGGTGAATCATCTTTCTCAGGATTGTACTTATATGAACCACCTGGTGGTCTTTTAGACCTACCCAAATACATTAAACCTGAAATGTTTGTAATACATTTGTGTCCACCACTGTTAGCTTGAATCAAATCCCAAGCGTTCACAGTAATACCATCTAACATTTCCTTATGTTCTTCAGGAAGTTCAGTAAACGGTATTTCCATCATTTCACCAATATGTGTTAAAATTTCTTTACCATCATCCATAGATTTAAACTTGTTACCATATAACGCAACAAAATCTTTGAATGTAAAACCAACGGATTCCTGAGTCATACCTTTTGATTCTGAAATCCATTTGATTGTTGATAAAGGTATTTGTTTTTCTTTTAGTTGAGTTTCCCATTTTGATAATACCTCTTGAGCAATATCACCCAAGTTCACACCTTTCAACTCTCTTTCTTTTTTAAATGGATTACAAGAAGCCTGAACCAATCCCATAGGCCAAGCAATAACTAAAAAGTCAGCATCAGGATTATTTTTGAAAGGAGTATATCTGTCATATGAACCAGGTTTCATCATACTACCTCCACCATACTGAACAATAATATTATCCTCAACATTTACCTTATTACTACCTTTCATACTTGAGATATATAAGTTTTTGTTTTTCTCCAATTCAGGTATTGTGGCATATTTCTTCTCAATCATAATCTTCTTAATGTTCTGAAGTATATTCATTAAAGAAGGAGTTGAATTCATCACCAACGACTCTAAAAATCCTGGTTTGTTTTTAAAAGCTAAAAGAAGTTTATTAGCAACCAAACCAAGAGCCATTTTATTTTGTTGTAATGACTTATTCTTATCTAAAGAAAATAGATATGATATTACATCATCAACTGTTATGTCTTGTGATGCAAAATTTGCAGAATCCACCGTTGAAATTAATAAAATGTCAGAAGATGGGAATATTTCTTTAGTTGACACCACCTGAGAAATAGTTTCAACATTAGACCTTGATTGTCTAAATGATGTTGATTTAGTATCTTCAGCGCCAGCTTGTCTATCATGGTGGTCAGTGTGTATTACAAACATTGGTTTACCGTGAGCAAAGTCAACTAATACAGGCATAACGTCTCCACTAGCATCATTCTTTTTAACGGTAAATTCTTTATCACCATATTGGATAACATGAGCTCCGATAACTTGAATACCATGTTGTTCCAAGTATTCTTTCATTGCAATTGCAGTTGTCACACCATCCAAATCTTGGTGAAAATAGATTTCCGCCTTTGGGTAACGTGCCGCTAATTTATTGATATCTCTTAGTCCAGATTCTGAAAGTATTTTTTTCATTAGTCAATAATCGGAGTGTATTCAATTTTATCACCCTTTTCCAGTGAAACATAATAAGATATTTTATATTTACCGTTACAAAATTGTTGTACTGAAATTGAATTATTTGGTTTTTTATTTCTAATTATAGATTCTAATTTTTCTTTTGTAATTTTTTGTTCACTTGTTAATGTATCATCTAAACTTTTTGCATCGTAAACAGTATACATTTCGTTCTCACATTTTTCATCACTTTCAATCAAATAAAGTTTTTTGATGTGATTCTTTTCTTCTTCCGATATAATAAACTTTTTCATGTTTTTTATTTATAAATATCAATTAAAACAAAAATGGAGGTCATTGACCCCCATTTTCAAATTCTAATTTTTGTTGTCGTTTATCATCAACAAATGCTTGGATTCGTTTACTAGCAATTTCAGCATAATTCTCAGAAAGTTCAATACCTATCCATCGTCTATCAAGTATTTCCGCCGCCACACAACTAGTACCCGAACCAGCAAATGGGTCCAAAATAATATCATTCTTATATGACAATATCTTGATTGCCTTTTTTGGAATATCCATTGAGAATGTTGCTTTGGTCATTGGTCTTGAATCATTTAAATATTTCCACTGTCCAAATACCAATTCCATGAAATCTCGTTTGTCTTCTTCCTGATAAACCATTTTGTTCTTACCTTCTTCAGTTACTGTAGGTTCACCTTTCCATTGTGGTTCACCCTTAACTTTCTTAATGTGGTGTTTCTTATATGCTAAAACAACACATTCCTTCGGGTTATAGATATATGGGCTAGACGGACTCATCCAAGAACCCCAAGCAGTTGTTTTACTTCTATGGGGACTATCCTCTTCCAAGTCAACAACACCAAAGAACTTAAAACCAACTTTTTTCATAACCTGATAAAATTCAGAAACAAAAAAAACTCTACCTCCTCTATCTTGAACATTTACTTCCAAAGGTATGTTTATTGCAACTCTACCATCATCTTTAAGTGTTCTATAAATTTCTGTAAGCCATTTTTCAGTCCATATCCAATAGTCATCCATATTAGTATTATCAATATGAGTATCATATTGAATTCCGACATTATATGGTGGTGATGTAACAATCAAATCCACAGACCCTTCAGGTATTCCTTTCATCACCTCAATACAATCACCTGTGGTTATTTTGTTTAAATAATTTTCTATCATATTTTTATAAATCTATATCGTCAGGGGCTTCATCAATAATGTGTTTTCTCCAAAAATTAGCAAACTTACTATTAGGTAATTTACTCGTTATCTTACTCCCAATGACAAGTATAGTTATAAAAAAAACACAAGACAACAAAGATGTAACAATATATGTAATAATCATTTTTCTAACTTTTCTATTTTCTTTTCAATATACCAAATGGCTTTTTTTAAATCTTGTGTAATATCATCTTTTTTACCCGCCCTTGACAGATATTTGACCGCATTACCCAAATAAAAATCATTATCTAATCCCCAAGCATCAATCACTTTAATTGCCTCATAAGGATTATTTTCTCCCCCGTAATGTTGAGGGTGATTAACCATTTCTTTATTTTCAGACATAACCTTAGTCGTTTTTATATTCGTCAAGTAAATCATCAGATGATACCGCCTGATATTTTTTTATAACTTCATCAATATTTTTTAAACTAACATTAGAATACATATTATGGTGTAAACTAAATAACTCATCAGTCATATCTAAAGTAACTGATATCACTCTAATAATATCATATGGATTAGCATTGGATGCCGGTCTTCTGTCTTCTAAATAACCTTTCCAATTTTCTTTTGTTGAGTGTGGTACTCTAATTGACGCACCTCTATCTGCAACACCCCAAGAAAACTTATTAATACTTTGCGTTTCAAATTTTCCTGTCAATCGTAAATCATTTTCTGAACCATAAACCTCAATGTGATTTTCATGTCTCATTTCAAATGCTCTGAATATTGCGTTGAAGTATTCTTCCCCACCTTCTTCTCTCATCTTTTTGGTAGAGAAATTGGTGTGTAATCCCGAACCATTCCATTCACCTGTTCTCAAAGGTTTTGGATGATACTCAACATATACTCCATATTTTTCAGAAACTTTATTTAAAAAATATCTTGTCATCCATAAATCATCACCAGCATCTAACACGTCCTTTGAAAACACCTGATACTCCCATTGTCCAAGAGCGACTTCAGCATTTGTTCCAGTAATGAATATATCATAATCTAAACATAAATCTAAATGTTCTTCAACAATATTTCTACCAACAACATTAGAACCAACACCACAATAAAACTTACCTTGTGGTTCATTATTTGACATATGTCCTAAAATAGGTGAATTTTTACCTTCTCTAAAAAAGTATTCTTGTTCAAAACCAAACCACATATCAGGTTTGTAAGAACTATTTTCTAATATCTTCGCTCTGTGATTAGTAACGTGTGGTGTGTTGTCCGAATTTAAAACTTCACACATCACATAAATTGTAGATGGGTTACCGTTACTCTTATAAATTTTAACAGGTTTCAAAATACAATCTGAGTTGTTTCCTTCAGCTTGTTGTGTTGATGACCCATCAAAATTCCATAATGGAATATCAGTTATTTTTAGGTCTTTAATGTTAGTTTCAATAACCTTAACTTTACTTCTTAAATTTGGTTCAGGTTCATAACCATCAAGCCATACATATTCTAATTTTATCTTCATTATTTTGTTTTTTTTAACATGTAATACCCTTTACCGTATTCACTTTCAACTACCAATCCTTCTTCAACAAAGTCATTGATAATCTCTTGAGTTTCAAAAATACTTTTGTTAATAATTTGTTCAGCAATATAACTTATGTGAACAGGTTGTCTTAATTTTTGTAAGATAAAGTTATTGTTTTGTATATCTTTTTTCATATTCTATATATTTTCGTTGTGTATCAATATTCTCAAATAACAAACTATCATAACCAAGTAAAAATTTAAAATTTTCAAAGTTATTTTCTAACGAACTAATAACGTTATCATCAATAACTTTTATTTTTTTACTATACCCCATTTTCAAGTAATTTTCTATCCTTTACTGTCTGATTAATAATTGTTGAAACTTTTCTCTTGAAGAGTGGTAACATAGTTTCGTTTAGTGGGAAAATCTGATTACACATTATTTCAAAAATAGGATAATCTTTTTCTTTTTTATCTTTATAGGTTTTAGAAAATTTAGAGATTATTTGTGTAATTGTCAAATCATCACCATCACCTTTATACAAAAGTTTTGTAGTAATTTTTGTTTGATTAATTGTTTTTTGAATTTTACTAATCTTGTATGTCCAAATATAGAATTGGTCATTTATTTTAGAATAAAAAAAACCATTTTTAATATATAAATTTTTACGGTTTCTTTTAACTCTTATATCTATGGAATCATAAGCGACAGACCATAGAGCCTTAGCAATGTTAAAGTAGTCAAATATTTTAGTATGACTATCCCTTAAAATTTTTTGATATTCCGCAAACTCTTCAACAGTCATTTGTGGAATATCTTTGACTTTCAAATCTGATAAATAAATTTCATCACCATTTGATTTCAATTTTTTCTCAATATAAAGTATTTGATTTCTATTAAGTAAAGTTTGTAGATTACCTAAATGTAATGACAATTCTGTGAACATTGGATACATTTTAATTTGTTCCAAATCTTTATTCAATTTTTGAAAATAACTCAATAAAACATAATTTTTTTGTTCTGAATCAATCTCTCCTTGAAAAATCCAATCCGTATCCATGACAAAATTATTTGAATTTTTTTTCATATATTAAAAATATGAAAAAATAACTAAAAAGAAAACTAAACAGTTGTTAAATCAGTTGGTATTTTTTTAATTTCGACACCAAAAGAGTTTATAAAATTAATAACAGCCTGTATTGGGTCTCCAAATGACTCTAACGTACTTATTAACGTTTCAACACCTGGAATGTTTTTATAT